TCAGGTGGTCGTCGTAGCTTGAATTGCTGTTGATGTGCTGCTCACAGTCAAGGTTTGGCTGCCTGCAAAACGCTCCCATCCGGTCAGGCGCAGTTCTGCCACGAGGTCAAGATAAGCAGGCAGTTCGCTGCGGGTGCCGGAGAAGAAGACAAATGGCGGCCGCACCATTGCCATCAGGCGCAGAAACTCTACCATGCCGAAGTAGTTCATCGCGTCCCCTTTTCCCCGGCGGCGCGGCTTTGGTTGAACCGCGCGTCGTGCTGCCTGCCTTTCAGTTCGCTGATATACGCCTGCCGGCAGTGGTGGCGGTCGAAAAATACGCCGTTGATCAGGGTATATAAAATCTTCCAGCGGGTTTTGGGCTTTTGGGCGAGCCGCGCGCCGCGATAGGTGCGGCTTGAGAGGGTTTCGTCCGCCGCGCCGCCGGTTAGGGCGTTGAACAGTTGGTCGATGGCTACCAACAGGTGGTAAACGTATTTTTTCAGCCGATGTTTAGCGTCCATTCTTCGATTTCCTTTTCCAGCGCGTCCAATCCGGGCGCGGTTTCGATGGTGTTCAATTTGTCTTCGAGCTGCTGCCGCTTTCCGATAACCGCACCGACGGCAACGGCCAGGCGGGCAGATTTTTCAACAACCTTTCCAATCAAAACGTCCAATTCCACGCCCCTTGCGGCGGCGATTTGCGCCAGCATCGGGGTCGGGGCGTTGTTGTCCGCCTGCCACGTGAGGGCTTCTTTTTCCTGCCTGTAAAAGCTGTCGATTTCCACTTGGGGATAGCCCGCCAAGAGACTGTTTTTGAGTTCGTCCGCCTTTGCCGCGAGACGGAATGCCAAGGCGTTTTTTTGTTTGCCGAAACGGGCGGCGGCGGCGGTTTTACTGATTTTCCATTTTTTGCCGTCCCATTCGTGGTATTCGGACGGGCGCGGCGGGGAAACGGTCAAATCGTCGGACACGATGCAGCCGGAATTGAGGGCGGCGAGCAGCTCGGCGTGTTGTTCGGGGCTTATGGGACGCGCGCCCTCGGGTGCTTGTTCGGGGGTGTCGCAGTCGTAAAAGGCTTGGTCTTTAAAATAAATGGTCATAATTGTTCTTTCTGTCGGTTGGTCGGCGGTCAGGCGGCTTTACCGACGGCAAACCATAAAATACAAGTGCCGTCGCCGGATGCGGTCGAATAAATAGAATCGACCTGCGCGGCAAATTTATTCTTGGTGTAGGAGCGGATCACAACGCCGGCGGCCATGTCGCCCCAGTAGTTGGCATTGGGGAAATAAGCGGAACTGGCAATCGAATAAATCTCGCCGAACGTGACGGGGAAAAATATTTCTTTTTGGCGGTGCACGCCCTCAATCGTCGCCTTGCCCCATTGCATGAGTATGCCGTTGGGCAGCTTGAGCCAGCCGTTCTCGGCGGCGTTGCCTGTCATGATGCCGTTCACGGCTTGGGCGACGGCGGTGTCGAAGCCTTGGATTTGGGCGGCGGTGTGGGTGTGGGCGCGGTCGGCTTTGTCTTGGAGGTTTTGCGCCAGCGTGCCCGCGTCCAGCGCGCCTGCGTTGATGGTTTCGCCGTGGGACTTTATCCAGAACACGGCTTCGCCCAAGGTGTCGGCGGCTTTGATGCACAGTTTTAAAACCAGGGCTTTGGGGCGGTTTTCGTCGGCGGTGGGGACGACGCGGGATGCGTCGAATGTGATGGCGGACGGGCGGTCGTTGCCGCTGCCGTCTCCGTCGTATGTCCAATTTTTCCGGGCTTTGTCGATGCCGAACGCGCCCTCGGGGATGGCGGTGTCGAAGAGTTGCTCGTTGCTTCGGTTGCCGCTGTCGATTTTGCCGGTAATGTTGCGGATTGCGTCCCCCTGCTTCGTTCCGACTGCCAAGCCGTTGCCCGCGTTGCGGATAAAGCGGTCTTCCGCCTGCGGGACGTTTTGGATGCGTCCGTATTTGGCAACCAGCAGGCGGTACAGCTCGGGATAAGCGGTTTCGGTTACGCGCTCGCGGATGTCGTCAAACGAGAGCCAGCCGGTCGGGATTTGGTCGGACGGAAACCACGCGGTGATGCCGATGTCGGTACGGCTTAAATCAGGCAGGCGGTTGCTGTTGCCCAGTGCGCGGTAGAGGTCGGGGAAGGTGTTTTGTGCAAAGGTCGTGCCGTCTGCCCTTAAATAGCCTGCGGGGTTTTGTACGGCTTTGGGAAAGGATACGACCGCGCCGACGGGGATGCCGTCTGAATTGAGTTTTTTCCACGCGCTCCAGTCGTCGTTTTCGCTGCTCGTTTGGTGGCGTTCGTACACGTCGGACGTGTAGGCGGGATAACCCAACTGCCTGCACCAGCCGGGTTGCGTTCCGGCGATGACTTGGATATGGCAGGCGGTGTTTTCAACGGGCAGGTTGGAGCTGCCGACCGCCGTCGGCAGGGAATAGACGCCGTCGGTTTTGAGGGTGTTCAAATCGCCCCGGAAGGTTTCTACTTTGAAATTGCCGATGCCGTATCCGGACAGTGTGTTCGGTTTGCCTTCGATGTCTTCGCCAAAACGCGGTTTGTTGGCTTTGTGGAAGATGTCGTGGTTGTTGTAGGAGATGCGGTTGTTTGCGCCGTGCAGGCGCAGGGTGTCGTCGCCGAAGACGATGTGGGCGTTTTCGGCATCCGCGCCGATATAGGCTTTGTAGCCGCCGTTCCAGTGCGTTTGGTTGGCGGACAGGTGGATGCCGCTTGGGAATTGGGTTGCGGCGGTAAAGGTTTTTTGGCCGGTAATGGTTTGGTCGCCGGTGAGGGAGACTTTGAGGTTGGCGGTCGCGGCGGCTGCCAAGGCTTTGTCGTAGGCGGCTTTGACGGCTTTCGGCGTGGCGGCGGTGTCTTCGGTTTCGCTGACGGTGTTGTCGAGCTGAACGATGCCCGCGCGTGCCGTGGTGGCGGTGTTGATGGCGTGGGTGTGGCCGTTTTCTTGGACGGCGTTTTGGCTTGTCGCGGTGATTTGCCCGGGCGGGGCCAGTGCGATGGTGCGGGAAGCGGTCAGGTTGCCGCCGCCCGTCAGTCCGTCGCCTGCGTTGACGGCGGTGCTTGCGGCGGCTTTGGTGTCGGATGCCGTCTGAAGGGCTTCGGTTTGGTTTTTGAGCCAAAGGGTGCGGTTGGCGAGGGCTTGGAGCGGCTGGTTGACGGGTGCGCCGGGGCCGCCGACGACGCTGTCGCCGGGTTCGATGAGGCGGACGGCTTGGTCGAATTGGTTTTGTTCGGTTGCGTTTGCCATTTTTTGGGCTTCCTTTTGTTTGTTGGTTTTCGGGGTGCGTTATGCCGCGCCGAAACTGTATTCGCCGTCAAAGCGGATTTCGCCGTTCCAGCGGTGGGGATGGTTGCGGTAGTCGAGCGCGGTAAGTTCGCACCGCAAGGGGGCGATTTCCGCCAACAGGGCGCGGATGCGGGCGGCTTGGCGGATGCTGACGGGGCGCGTCAAGACTATGCGGTATTCCGCCCAGTCGCCTTCGCGCCCGCCGAAACGGCGGCTGCCGTCGAACAGGGCTTCGCCGTCCCATTTGAACTCGCCGGCGCGTTCGATGATTTGGATTTCGCCCAGCCGCAAGATGCGGAAGAGTTGGCGGATGGCGTACGGCGTGCCTTTTCGGGCGTGGATTTCGGCAAAGCCTGCGATGAGGGCGCGGCGGGCTTCGTCAGTTTCGGCGAAGTCCCAGCCTTCTTCTTCGCCGATGCTTCTTGCGAAGGCGTGGAAGGGTAAAAATCCGGGGTCGCATCTTTGGGGGTCGAGTTGGCGGGAGACGGCGGCGGTATCGAGCGCGGCGGTTTCGCGTTCTGTCAGCTTTGCCAGTGCGTGTTGCAGGGGGCTGTTGTTGGACGGGATGGTGCTGTTCATCATTCGCGCTCGAGCGTGGACGTGATTCGGATGTATTCGCCGTCGCCGCATTCGATGTCGGCGGCGGGGCTGTGCAGTGTGATTTTTTTCACGCCGGGGGTGTCTAACGCGCCGATGATTTTAGACAGGGCGACGGATGCGCCGATGTGGGCGTTTTGCCGCCATAGGTTTTCCAAGGCTTCGCGGGCGGCTTGTCGTTCGGCTTGAATATCGGCGGCGGGGTGGTATTCGGCGGCATACGCTACCGCCGCGTCTTTCGGCAGGGCGGCGGTTACTTGCACGTTGTCGCAAAGGGGGCGGCGGGTTTCGGCGGACAGGTATTCGCGCGCGGCGGTCAAAATGGTTTCGTCGGGCGTGCCGCTTTGGGTTTTGATGTATACCTCTACCGTGCCGGCGGCGCGGCGGACGGCGCGGGCGTGTGTGATTTGGGGGTGTGCGTCGATGGCGTGGGCTTCGTATTCGGCGGCAACCGGCGGGTTCGCGTCGGGGTCGGCGGGGCGGATGGTTTTGCGGATCAGTCCGTATTGGGCGGCGATGTGGTCGAGGTCGCTGCCTTGTGCGTATGCCAAGAGGTTGGCTTTGACGGCTTCGTTGATGCGGTTGCGGACGAGCAGCTCTTGGTAGGCTTGTTGTTGCAGATCGATGGTTAGGGGTTCTGATTCTAATTCGAGGGTTTGGGCGACGGTTTCGCGGATGCTTTCGGGGCATAGGGCGACGAGTGCGGCTTTTTTGCGCGCGAAGATGCTTTCAAAGTCGGTTTCTTCGATGGCGGCGGGCGCGGGGAGTTGTCCCAATCGGTTGTTTTCCATTGTTTATCCTGTTGTTTTTATTATTCGATGCGGTAGGTTCGTTCGTTGCCGTCGGCAAGGGTTACGTCTAGGGTTAATTTGATTTTGCCGGCGGCGATGGCGGCGGTGTCTGCCTGTATGCGGCGGACGGTTATGCGGGGTTCCCATCTTGCGAGGGCGGTAACGGCGGCTTGGTGGATGAGGGCGATGGCGGCGGGGCCTGCGGGCATATCGATCAAGTCGGGAATAAAACTGCCGTATTCTTCGCGCATGAGGCGCGTTCCTATCCTTGTGAAGAGGATGTTGCGGATGGATTGGGCGATGTGGGCGGCGGTGTCTTGCCCGCGTCCGTTTTCTGCGTCGGTCATTGGGGTTTTCCTGTCGTGCCGCCGGAGTCGCCGGGGTGGGTGTGGTCGGACAGGCTGATGCCGTTGCTGACAACCGCGCCTGCGTTGGTCAGTGTGCCGTTGTGGTTGATGTTGCCGTTGATGTTCGTGCTGCCGCTGCTGCCGCCTTGACCGTTCATGCCGTTTTGGTAGGTCAGCAGCCCTTGGGCGGTGGTGGTTTGGTTGACGGTCAGGTGGCCGGTTATGGTGGTTTGGGGGGTGTCTATGGTCAGGCTTGCGATGGCTTTTAATTCCATCGCGCCGGTTTGGTGGTTGTAGCGGATGTGCGCGCCGTCGGGAAATCGGACGACGGTTTCGGCGGGGTCGGCGGACGGGGCGGGGTATCGGTCGGAGGCTTGGCCGCATAAAACTACGCCGTTCTCGGGTTCGCCGGCGGGGGATAAGATGGTGCAGGCTTCGCCGACACTGGGGATGCGCCATACTGACACGCCGCCTGCAAAGGGGACGATATAGGGCAGCCAGTCGGTGGTTAGGCCGCCGTGCTGTGCGCGGACGCGGTTGGACGCGGGGTCGGTGGCGGCGATGGTGGCGGGTTTGATGAGGTTGTCTATTTGGCGGTCGGTCATTTCTGCCTCGTCTTGATGTGGGAAGCCGCCCCGTAATGGCGGAACGGGGCGGCTTTTGCCGTTTCCGGCGGGCTTCCAACAGAGCGAGGTTATTTTGGGGCGGCGGCGGGTCGGGGGCAAGCGGTGTGGGGATTGGTTGTGGTTTTTAGGTTTGGGGTGGGTAAAAAATGCCGTCTGAAATTTTTTTCAGGCGGTTTTTTGTTTTTGCGGGGTTTGGGCGGCTGCTTCCCACGCGGCGCGGTGGCGGCGGCTGTACCATTCGGCGAGTTCGCGCCGCTCTTGCAGGCGGTAGCTGTCGGCGGTCAGGTAGTGGTGCAGGCTTGAGAAGCCGGCGCGTTGGAGGGCGGCGCGGCTGATGTGCCCAAGGGCGAGGTCTGTTGTGAGGGTGTCTTTTCCGGCGGTCAGGCTGATGTTGGTGAAGAGGTGGCGGAATCCGTGCATTGTGTGTTTGGATTTGCCGGGGGTGCTGCCGTCATAGCCCAGTCGTCG